GAACACCACCCCGGGCTGGCCTGAACCGGCCGGGGGTGGGGGTGCCTCCCTCCCCCCGGGGGTCTGCTCGCCGGGAAAGTGCTGCTGCTCGGGCTGGCTACGGGTCTGGGGATTCGCTGTTCAGCGGCCTGTGAGCGCCGCCTGGGCGTCCTCGGCGGGCTTGGGCGGGGTGCCGGCGACCCTCTGGGCGCCGTGGTGGCCTGAGCACCCCCGCCCCACATGTGGAACGAGCGTTTGTGCACGTCACTGCACCTGTATCCGTTACATTCGGCGGGTAGGATGCGGGCATGGTGAACTCTCCGGTGTGCGAGCGCGACGGCTGCCGCGAGCGGCTGCGCGCCGGCGCCCGGTCGGTGGCCCGCTACTGCTCGACCCGGTGCCGGGTCGCCGCGCACCGCGCCCGCCGCACCGCCGCCCTGCCCGCGGAACTGACCGCCTCGGACCGGTGGGTGACCCACGATGCCGCCAAGCGCCCGCTCCAGCCCGACGGCGCACCCGCCTCCTCGACGGACCCGTCCACCTGGTCACCGTTCTCGGCCGTGCGCTCCCGCGCCCGCCGCGGGTTCGTCCTGAACGGCGACGGCATCGTCTGCATCGACCTTGACCACTGCATCGGCGCCGACGGCGCCCTGTCGCCGCTCGCCGCCGCCCTGCTGGAGCGGTGCCCGCCGACCTACGTGGAGGTCTCGCCCTCGGGCGACGGCCTGCACGTGTGGGGGTACGGCGAGGTGCCGCGCGGCCGCCGGATGCGGCGCCGCGGCGGACCCGTCGAGGTCTACGGGGCCGGGCGGTTCATGACGGTGACCGGCCGCCCGCACGGCGGCGCCCCGGCGGTGCTCGGCGACCTGTCGGGCGTCATCCGCTGGCTCACGACCTAGCACGGCCCCGGAACGGGGCGTGCGCGTCCCGGAACGGGAGTGATCACCATGGCGCGACTGCGCAGCATGACCCTGGGCTCGGAGCGGACCGCCGACGGCGCGGAGCGCCCGGTGTACGGGCTGGTCTTCGATGACCTGACCGATGACCAGATGGACGGCATGTCCACGGTGCACCAGAGCGGCGACCTGCGCGCGGAGACGGGTGCGGTGTTCGTGATGTCGCTGCCCTTCCCCGTCGACCTGCCGCACGACGACCCCGAGCCCGCCCCCGAGCCGGAGCCGGAGCCGGTGTCGCTGTCCGAGGCCGTGGACCGCGCCTTCCGGCGCCGCACCTACCTCGGCGGGGGCGTGTGATGGCCGGCCGCGGCCCCGCGCCCAAGGACCCGCGCCGGCGGGCGCGCTCCAACACCGACCCCATCCCCACCACGGTGCTGCGGTTCGAGTCGGCCGAGGCGCCCGAGCTGCCCGCGGACCTGGAGGCCGACCCGCACGTGGCCGCGTGGTGGGACACCTGGCGGGCCTCCCCGCAGGCCGAGCACTTCGGGTCCACCGACTGGGCGTTCCTGCTGGAGACCGCCTACCTGGTGGCCGCGTTCTACGGCGGCGACCTGAAGCTGGCCGCTGAGATCCGGTTGCGGGTCGCCAAGTACGGGGCGACCCCGGAGGACCGGGCCCGGCTGCGCATGACCTTCGCCCAGGCCGACGAGGCCGACGCCAAGCGCCCGGAGGCGCCCAGCGCCCGCGAGCGCTACGCGAACCTGCGGGTGGTGCGGCCCGAGGCGGCCGGGGAGGGCTGATGCCGTGGAAGCCCTCGCAGCCCGGCGAGGTGCCCACGCTCGGCTGGGCGGTCCTGGACTGGTTCCCCGCGAACCTGGCGGCCCCCGACAGCCCCGACTACCGGCCGTTCCACCTCACCGATGAGCAGGCCGCGTTCGTCCTGCGCTTCTACGAGATCGACCCGGCGACGGGGCGGCGGGTCATCCGCCGCGGCGTCATCAGCCGGCCGCGCGGCTGGGGCAAGTCCCCGTTCCTCGCGGCGCTCGCGCTCGCTGAAGCGCTCGGCCCCGTCGTCCCGGACGGGTGGGACGCCGACGGGCAGCCGGTCGGCAAGCCGTGGTCGCAGGTGCGCACGCCGATCGTGAAGCTGGCGGCGGTCTCGGAGATGCAGACGCAGAACTCCTGGGTGCCGCTGCTGGAGATGTGCGAGGGCCCGGTCATCGACAACTACCCGGGGCTGGAGCCGCTGGGCACGTTCGTGAACCTGCCGCGGGGCCGCATCGAGCCGACCACGGCGAGCGCGCAGTCCGCCAAGGGCAACAAGCCGGTGTTCGCGATCCTGGACCAGACCGAGGAGTGGACGGCGACCAACGGCGGTATCCGCTTGGCCGAGACCATGCGGATCAACGCCGCGAAGATCGGCGGCACCACGGTGGAGTCGCCGAACGCGTTCGTGCCCGGTCTGGGGTCGGTGGCCGAGAACTCCGCCCAGTACTACAAGTCCATCCTGGAGGGCAAAGCCCGGGAGGACCGGGGTCTGCTGTATGACCACCGGGAGGCCCCGCCCGAGACCGACATGGCCGACCGCGAGTCCCTGCTGGCCGGGCTGCGCTACGTCTACGGCGACTCGGCGGACTCGGCGGGCGGGTGGGTCGACCTGGACCGCATCGTCGCCGAGGTGTGGGACCCCGACATCGACCCCCAGACCGCGCGCGCCGACTTCCTCAACCAGATCACCCACGCCTCCGACGCCTGGTTGGCGGCCTATGAGTGGGAGGCGCGCAAGGCCGCCGACGTGGTCGTGGAGCCCGGGGAGATGATCACCCTGGGGTTCGACGGGTCGCGGCGCCGCAACCGCGGCGTCACCGACGCCACCGCCCTCATCGGGTGCCGGGTGGCCGACGGGCACCTGTTCACCCTTGGCGAGAGCGTGTGGGAGCAGCCGGCGGGCCCGGCCGGCGCCGACTGGGAGGTGCCGGTGGCCGAGGTCGACGCGAAGGTCCGCGAGGCGATGGACACCTACAAGGTGGTGGGGTTCTTCGCCGACCCCGCCAAGTGGGAGTCCTGGATCGCCCAGTGGGAGGCGTCCTTCGGGCGCCGGATGCTGGTGAAGTCCTCGGCGGCCCACCCGATCGAGTGGTGGATGACGGGCGGCCGCGCCCTGCAGATCGTGCGGATCACCCAGCAGTTGCACGACGCGGTCGTGGACGGCGAGATGACCCACTCCGGGTCCTCGGTGCTGACCCGGCACATGCTCAACGCCCGCCGCCGGCAGAAGGGCACCACCGGTGTCCAGATCGCCAAGGCCCACCCCGACAGCCCCCGCAAGATCGACGCCGCCGTCGCCGCGATCCTCGCCTACGAGGCGCGCATGATCGCCCTGTCGCGCGGCCTGGGCCGTACCCGCCGCCGCCGCGCCGCGCGCGCCCGCGGCTTCTGAGAGGAGGCGCACGTGGCTGAATCCTCCGACCTGGAGCCGCTGGAGTGGCTGGCGCGGCTGGGCAAGCAGCTCCTCGCCCGCCGCCCGGCGGTGGACTACTGGCGCCGCTACTACGAGGGCGACCACGACCTGCCGTCCGGGCCGAGCCAGCACAAGGAGGCGTTCGAGCGGTTCCAGCGCAAGGCCCGCACGAACCTGTGCCTGCTGGCGGTGGAGTCGATGGTCCACCGCATGCGGGTGGTGGGGGTGCGCCCCGGCGGGGCCTCGGCGCGCACACAGACCGACAACCCGGTGTGGGCGCTGTGGCAGGCCGCCCGCCTGGACGCCCGCCAGTTCGCGATCTACCGCAAGGCCGCCTCCCGCTCGGCCGCCTACGCCATCGTCGGGGTCGACCCGCGCGACTCGGCGCGGCCGCTGGTGACGATCGAGGGCCCGGAGACGGTCATCGTGGAGACTGACCCGGCCGACCCGACCCGCCGGTTGGCGGCGCTGCGGCTGTGGCACGACGGCATCGCGAACCGGTGGCTGGCCACCCTGTGGCTGCCCGGGGTGCGCCACCACTGGCAGACGGTGCAGAAGTCGTCGCTGACCTCGCCGGTGTCGTTCAAGGCGTCGGTGTGGGAGGAGCGCACCGAGCCCGCGCGGTCGCTGCCCGGTGTGCCGGTGGTGCCGTTCCTCAACGGCGACGAGGACACCGCGCCGGTCGCGGAGTTCGATGTGGGCCTGGACATCCAGGACCGGCTGAACCTGACCGTGATGAACCGGCTGACCGCCGAGCGCTACGCCGCGTTCCGCCAGAACGCGCTGATGAACTTCACCCCCGAGGAGGACCCCGTCACCGGGCTTCCGGTGGCGCCCTTCCGCCCCGGGGCCGACCAGATCTGGACGATCCCGCCTGGCGAGCCCGGCGACCCCGAGACGAAGCTGGTGTCGCTGCCGCAGACCGACACCTCCAACATGCTGCGCGCGGTCGAGGCGGACATGCGGGCGTTCGCCGCGGTCACGCTGACGCCGGTGTACTACCTGCCCGGCGACATGGTCAACATCGGCGCCGACGCCATCGCGGCCCTGGACGCCGGCCACGTGTCCAAGGTGATCCAGCGCACCACCCAATGGGGCGAGGGCCTGGAGGAAGTGCTCCAGTTGATGGCCGACGTCGCCGGCCTGGACCTGGACCTGTCGGCCGCCGAGATCGTGTGGGCGCGCCCGGAGAACTTCAACCCGGGCCAGGTCGCCGACTACGCCACCAAGCTCACCGCGGCCGGCTACCCGCTGCCGATCGTGGCCGAGCGCATCGGCGACACCCCCCAGCAGGTCGACCAGCTCCGCGCGGAGATGGCGGCCTCCTCGCTGCGGGCCCGCCTGGCCGCACCACCCGAACCCCCCGCGCCCGCCCGCGCGCTGGAAGCCGCACCGCCGGCGGGCGGGGCTGAGGCGTGATGCCGGCCGAGTTCGCCTCGGCCCGGCGCACCCTGGTCGAAGAGATCATCGCCCTGCTGCTGGAGCTGTTCACCGACCTCGGGTCCTGGCGCGAACCCGACATGGAGGTGTTCCAGCGGCAGGCCATCCCGGCGGTGCGCGGCGCCCAGGAGACGCTGGGCGCGCTGGGCGCGGCCTTCACCGCCGACCAGGCGTCGGCGGCGCTGGGGTTCGCGGTGGCGCCGCCGCCGCTGGCACCCGACCAGGTGACCGGCCTGCGCGGCGTCCCGTATGAGGAGGTGTACCGGCGGCCGTTCGCGACCGTCTACACCCACCTGTCCCGCGGGGCCCCGCTGGAGGAGGCGGTTGAGCGCGGCGCCACCCGCCTGGCCGGAATCGCCGAAGCCGACCTGCAGCAGACCTACGCCCACGCCGCCCAGGCCGCCATGGAGGCGCTCGACGTCCCCGAGGCCGACCGGCCCAGGTTCTGGCGGCGGGTGCTCATCGGCACCGGCAACTGCGCTCTGTGCGTCATCGCGTCCACCCAGCGCTACCGGGTCGAGGAGCTGAACCCGATCCACCCCGGGTGCGACTGCGAGGTCGCCCCCCTCTTCGGCTCCGACCCGGGCCAGGTGATCGAACCCGACCTGCTGGACCAGGTCCACACCGCCGTGGAGGAGCTGACCGGTGACCACGACCGGGGCGGCCGCGCCACCGACTACCGGCGCCTGATGGTGCAGATGACCCGCGAGCACGGCGAACTCGGCCCGATGCTCGTGCGCCCGCGCGACGCCTTCACGTCCGCGGACGACCTGTAAGCGCCCGGCCCCCGCAACGGGGGCGGGCTGATCCCGGAACGGGAGAACGACCCATGAGCGACACCACCGACGCCGGCGCCGCGTCCGAAACGGACACCGCAACCGGCACCACCACGGACAGCGCGGACGGGTTCGACCCCGCCCCCTGGCGGGGCCTGGCCGAGGAGACCGGGCTGTCCCCTGAGCAGGTGAAGCGGCGCCTGGAGCACGCCCGCACCTGGGAGGCCCGCGCCAAGGAGAACAAGCAGGCCGCGACCCAGGCGCAGACGCTGGAGCAGCAGGTCGCCGAACTGCAGCAGGCGATGTCCGCGCGCGACGCCGCCGACGCCGAGCGCGCCACCAAGCTCGCCCTGACCCAGGTCAAGGCGGTGCTCGCCGAGCGCGGCATCAAGGCCGAGGACGCCGCGGTCCTGCTGGAGCACGTCGACCCCACCCGCCTGCTGGCCGGCGGCGACGTCGACGACAAGGCCGTCGCCAAGCTCGCCGAGTCCCTGAGCAAGATCGCCGGGCGCCCCACCCCCGACCCCGACCAGGGCCGGACCGGGAACTCGCCGCCGGCGTCCATGAACGACCTCATCCGCCGGGCCGTTAGGCCCTGACCCACGACCCCGCCAGCGGCACGGCCCTGGCCGGGCACAGGAGGTAACCCGTGCCGTACAACAACCTGATCTCCCGGAGCGGCGCTGACGCGCTGATCCCCGAGGAGGTCTCCAAGGTCATGCTGGGCAAGGCCACCGAGGAGTCGGCCACCCTCCAGCTCTTCCGCAACATCATGGTCTCGCGCAAGTCCGTGCGCTTCCCCGTCATCAGCGCCCTGCCCATGGCGTACTGGGTCAACGGCGACACGGGCCTGAAGCAGACCACCGAGGTCGCGTGGAGCAACAAGTTCATGACCATCGAGGAGCTGGCGACGATCGTGCCGGTCCCGGAGAACGTGGTCGCCGACATGGAGGTCGACGTCTGGGACGAGGCCGAGCCCTACCTGCGCGAGGCGTTCGCCGACGCGCTGGACCGGGCGGTCTTCTTCGGTGTCAACGCCCCCGCCTCCTTCCCCACCGCCGTGGTCCCCGCCGCGACCGCCGCCGGCAACACCGTGGCCGAGGGCACCGCCACCGCCGCCCAGGGCGGGGTCATGGGCGACCTGGACAACCTCATCTCCGCTGTCGAGGAGGACGGCTTCAACGTCAGCGGCCTGCTCGCCGACCTCTCGGCCCGCCGCATCCTGCGCGCGGCCCGCGACACCACCGGCCAGCGCACCGACGCCGGCCGCGTCTCCGGCAACCTCGACAGCCTCGACGGGGTGCCCATCCGCTACCCGATGCAGGGCGAATGGCCGAGCGACGGCGTTGCCGGGGCCAACGTGCGGATGATCGCCGGGGACTTCGCCAGCCAGTTCGTCGTCGGGGTGCGCTCCGACATCACGCTGAAGATCCTCGACCAGTCCGTCATCCAGGACGGCACCGGCGCCATCATCTACAACCTGGCGCAGCAGGACATGATCGCGCTCCGGCTGACCTTCCGCGTGGGGTGGCAGGTCCGCAACACCCTCAACAACGCCAACCCGACCGAGTCGAGCCGGTACCCGGCCGCGGTCCTGACCTACTAGGAGCCCCGCCATGGCGCAGAAGCAGAACGAGCCCAAGTTCGTGGCGCCCTCGGAAGGTGCCGAGTACGGGTTCTACGGCGACGCCCGCGAGGACGACCCCCGCGAGCAGTACACGGTGGCCGGAGTGACCGGCGGCACCGCCAACACCGCCGACACCCCCAAGTCCGCCAAGCCGGCGTCCAAGCGCGCCGAGTAGGGGGTGCTCCGGTGGCGGTCTACGCCGACGTCGATGACGTGCGGGCCCGGTGGGAGGGCGACATCCCGCAGGGCTCGCCGCTGGAGGAGCGCGTCCAGGTCCGCCTGGACGACGCCGAGGCGATGCTGGAGCACCGCGCAGGCCCGCTGGCCGAGCGGATCACCGCCGGGCGCACCACCGACCGGCTGGTCATGGTGGTGCTGTGCAACATGGTCCTGCGGCTGCTGCGCAACGCCCAAGGGGTCAGCCAGGAGACGGCCGGGCCGTTCTCCCGCAGCTTCGACGCCGCGGTCGCCGCCGGGAAGCTCTACCTGACCAAGGACGACCGGCGCGACCTCGGCATGCGGGGGTCGGCGGGAACCATCTCGCTGTCGGCCGCCGACGACGCCCTGCCCTACCCGACCCGGCCGCCGCGGTGGATCGCGTGAGCGGCTTCCCGCACCCGGTCACCGTCACCGTGCGGCGGCCGGGCGGGCGCGACCGCGAGGGCGACCCGCTTCCCGGCACCGAGCACTCCATCGGCGGGTGCGCGGTCTACCCGCGCACCAGCTCCGAGACCGAGGCGACCGGCACCACGGTCATCACCGGCCGCACCCTGCTCGCGCCCTACGGCGCCGACATCGCCCCCGAGGACCGCGTCGTCCTGCCGGACGGAACGGTGTGGGCGGTCGAGGGACAGCCCGGCCCGTGGGAGTCGCCGCTCACCGGGTGGCGGCCCGGCACCGAGGTCGCCCTGGTCCGCGCGGAAGGAGCCTGATGTCCTACCGTCCCCGCTACACCCCCGACCAGCGCGCCACCGGCCGCTTCATGAAGAGCCGGCGCATGCAGCAGATGCTGCGCTCCCGCGCCGAGGACGGCGCCCGCTACGCCGAGGCCATCTCACCGCAGCGCACCGGCGCCTACAAGGCCGCCTTCGCGGTGAGCACCGGGGTGGCCGGCGACCGCGCCGAGGCCCGCCTGGAGAACACGAGCGACCACGCGGTGCCGGTCGAGCTGGTCCACCGGGTGCTGGCCCGCGCGGTGGACCACCTGGAGGGCAAGGGAGGCTGACCATGGCCGCCGACCTGGCCCCCTTCGTTGACGCCGAGCTGGCCGTCATGGACGTTCTGGAGGCCATCGCCCCCGCGGTGGCCTGGACCGGCACCGACCTGGCCGACGCCCTCCCGCAGATCCAGGTGCGCCGTGTCGGCGGCGACGACGACGGCACCACCGACCGCGCCCGGGTGGTGGTGAGCGTGTTCGCCGGCCGCGCCGCCCAGGCCCGCGAGCTGGCCGAGGCCGCCCGCCAGCGCCTGGTGTCCCACGCGCACGCCACCCCGTCAGGGGTGATCGACAAGGTCCGCACCGAGGTCGGCCCGCAACCGGTGCCCACCTCCGACCCCGCCGCCGTGCGGCGCCGCGACGCGATTTACCGCGTGTTCCTGCGCCGCCGCACCTGACCCGCCCTACCCCATCCGCCCGCCTGCGCGCGGGTTTTCACCCATGCCCTGAAGGAGGCCCCCGTGCCCGGCGTGCTCTACGACGACCTGCAGGAGAAGAAGCAGGAGCTGATCCGCAAGGCCGTGGACGGTTCGGCGTTCATCGCCCCGTTCTCGGCCACCGCGATCACCTCGCTGACCGACGCCACCGACAAGTTGCTCAAGCCCTTGCCCGAGGGCTACGGCGAGCTGGGCTACGTCTCGACCGACGGGTTCGCTTTCGGCCGCGACGTGGAGGAGTCGCAGATCCGCTCCCACGGTGCGACCGAGGCGACCCGCTCCGACATCACCAGCGACACCACGACCCTGACCGTGCAGTGCCAGGAGACCAAGCTCCAGACGATCGGCCTCTACACCGGGGCCGCGCTGGAGGCGATCGAGGCCGACGCCACCACCGGCGAGGTCGTCATCGACAAGCCGCGGCGCCCGGTCGGCCGCTACTACCGGCTGCTCAAGCTCTCGGTGGACCTGACCGACGACGGCGAGCTGTACATCGCCCGCTTCCTGCCGCGCGCCAAAGTGACCAACTTCGATGAGCAGTCCTACACCAGCGACGGCGAGAACCCGATCACCTGGCCCGTCACCCTGACCGGGTTCGTGGACAGCACGGAGGGCTGCTCGGAGCGGTGGCTGTTCGGCGGCCCCGGCTGGGACGCCCTGCTCACCGCCATGGGCATCCCCAAGGCCGCGGCCACCCCCTGAGGAGGAACACCACCATGACCAGCCCCGACTACATCACCTACGTCTCGCCCGACGGTGAGCACGAGCAGAAGGTGTCGGCGACCAACCGGGTGCGCGCCGTCGAGCTGCGCCACGCCGGGTGGAAGCCCAAGCCCAAGCCCGGCCGCACCGCGCCGGTGGCCCCCGCCAAGACCGACAGCAAGGAGAACCGCACGTGAGCAAGAAGGGCGCCCCGCGCCGCTACACCGTCCAGCGCTACATCGACGAGGCCGCCAAGGAGCCGTTCGTGCTGTGGCTGGACGAGGAGCGGTCGGTGACGATCCCGCAGCCCTCCGGCCGCGACATGGAGAACCTGGGCGCCATGTCCACCGCCAAGGACCTGGTCGCGACCTTCGCCGAGACCGAGGAGGACGCCGACCTGATCATGGAGGTGTTCGCCGACGCCCCGGCCGGCGCCATCCGCGGGTTCGCCAAGGACGTCCAGGAGCACTTCGGCCTGGGGGGCTGAAGCGCCTCGCCTACCTCCTGGAGAGGTACGGCGGGGCGATCCGGGCGTCGCTGGCCCACCACTACCCGGGCGTGGACATGCTGGACGTGTTCCGGGGTGAGATGACCTGCGACGCCCTCCTGGACCTCATCGACCACCTGCCGTCGAACTCGGCGTTCCACGCGGCCATCGCCGACGACGAGGACTACGCCCGCCAGGTGCTGGAGCTGGAGGAGCGCGAGGGCCGCCCGGCGGCCGCCCCGCCCCGGCTGGACGAGTTCAGCCCCGAGGTGCGGGCGCTGGCGGTCATCGCCGACAAGCTCTCCTACCTCGCCTCCATCCAGGTCGCCCGCGCGGGCAAGACGCCGCCCAAGTCCGAGCCCTACCCGCGCCCGGTGACCGCGCTGGATCGGGTCCGGCGCCGCCGCGACATGGCCCGCCACCGCTCGGTGGTGGCCCGTCTGCTGCCCGACCAGCACTGAAGGGGGTGATCGGCCTTGGCTGAGGACTTCCAGTCCGGTGCGGCGTGGATTCCGGTCCGCCCGGAGTTCAAGGGGTTCCACAAGACCGTCGCGACCGAGTTCGCCAAGCTCACCCCCATGGTCCGGTCGCTGGGCCAGCAGATGGGCGCCGACTTCGCCGCGTCGATCCGCCGCGGACTGGGCGCCGGCCCGATCTCGGAGCCCATCCGCGAGGACACGAGCAAGCAGAAGCGCACCGCCCCCAAGCAGGGGGCCGAGGTGGGTGGGGCGTTCGCCCAGGGGTTCCGCCGGTCGGTGGCCGCGGCCATGCGCAACCTGCCCGAGGCCGAGATCGGCGCCGACGCCACCCCGGCGCAGGCCGAGCTCGCGCGGCTGCGCGGCGAGCTGGAGGAGCTGGCCGGCAAGACGGTCGGCGTCGATGTCGACGCCGCGGTCGCCGTCGGCGAGCTGCAGGCCATCCGGGACCAGCTCGACCAGCTCGGCGAGGGCGCCGAGGTGGACGTGCGCGCCGACACCGCGGCCACCTCCGCCCAGATCGGCGCCCTGCTCGCCCAGATCGCCCAGGTCGACTCCTCCCTGGTGACCGTCGCGGCCGACACCGGCGACGCCCAGGAGGCGCTGGACGGTGTCGCCGAGAAGGCCGACGGCCTGGACGGGCGCCGGCCCCGCGTCGACCTGGACGTGTCCGGGGCGCTGCGGGGTATCGGCCTGCTGGCCACCGGCGCCGCCGCCCTGGCCTCCATCCCCGTCGGCGCGACCCTGGTCGCCGGGGTGGGGGCGCTCACCCCGGTGCTGGCCTCGGCGGCGGCCGGCGCCGGTGCGCTGGCCCTGGTCGCCGCGCCCGCCATCACCGAGGTCTCCGACGCGCTGGCGCTGCAGGAGCAGGCGGCCGCCGGGTCCGAGGCGGCCCTGGAGAAGTACAACGCCGCGCTGGCCGAGATGGACCCGGCCACGCGCGGCCTCATGGACTCCTACACCGGGCTGCGCGAGGAGTTCACCGCCTGGCGCACCGAGATGAACCCGGCCGTGCTGCCGGTGCTGTCCAACGGGATGGGGCTGCTCTCAGGCCGGTTCCAGGCGCTGACCCCGCTGGTGGAGGGGTCGGCCGGGGCCGTGGACGGGCTGATCGACCGGCTCGACACCGCGCTCGGCTCCGACTTCTACACCGAGTTCGGCCAGCGGCTGACCGAGCTGGCGCCCACCGCCATCACCGGGCTCGGCGCCACCGGCGGCAACCTCGCCACCGGCGCCATGGGCGTGGTCAACGCCTTCCTGCCCTACGCCCCCCAGGTGCTCGACTACATCGAGCGCATCTCCGCGGGGTTCGCCGAGTGGGGCACGGGCCTGGACGGCTCGGCCGGCGTGGGCGCGTTCATGGACTACGTCATCACCGCGGCCCCGCTGGTCGAGGACTTCGTGGTGTCCCTGGCCGGCGCCGCCCTGAACCTGGTGACCTCGCTGGCGCCGCTCGGCCCCGTCGCCCTGGGCGGGTTCACCCCGCTGCTGCAGGTGGTGGGCCAGCTCTCCCCGCAGACCATCCAGATCCTGGCCATGGCCATCACCGGGGTGGTGCTGGCGACCCGCGCCTGGGCGGTGTCCAGCCTGTTCTTCGGCAAGTCCGCGCCCATCGCGGCCAAGGGCATCAAGGGCATCGGCACCAGCCTCAAGGGCGCCTTCATGTCCAACCCGGTCGGCATCATCATCACCGCGATTACGGCGCTGATCCCGCTGGTCATGTGGGCCTGGGACAACGTCGACTGGTTCCGCAACGGCATCTTGGCGGCCTGGGAGTCGATCAAGACCGCGTCGCTGTGGCTCTGGGAGACCGTGCTCCAACCGGTCTTCAACGGCTTGGTCGACGTGATCAACACCTACGTCGTGCCCGCGGTGATGTGGCTGTGGACGCATGCCTTCCAGCCGGTGTTCGGGTTCATCGGCACCCTGGTGCAGTCCTACTGGAAGTACTACCTCCAGCCCGTGTTCCAGGCGTTGACCTGGGTCATCATGAACGTCGTCGTCCCGGCCGTGACCTGGTTGTGGACGAATGTGTTCAAACCGGTCTTCGGGTTCATCGGGCTGCTGATCACCACCTGGTGGCACACCCAGGTCAAACCGGTGTGGGACGCCCTGGTGTGGGTGTGGCAGCAGGTCATCGCCCCGGCCGCGATGTGGCTGTGGCACAACGTCATGGTCCCGGTGTGGAACGGCATCAGCACCGCCATCGACTACGCCTGGAACTCGGTGATCAAGCCGGTGTTCAACTGGCTCTCGGCCGGCATCACCCGCTACATCGTGATCCCGTTCCTGACCATGCGGGCCCGGGTGATGTACGCCTGGGGGCTGCTGCGCATCGGGCTGCAGGCCGGATGGGCGTGGATCCGCGACAACGTCTTCACGCGTATCCGATCCGGGGTCGACGCCGTCCGGGGCGCGTTCCGCACCGCCGCCGACGGCATCAAGACCGTCTGGGCGCGGATCAAGGGCTACACCAAGGACCCGATCAACTTCGTGATCCAGACGGTCTACATGGACGGCATCCGGTCCCTGGCCGGCAAGGTGCTGTCCGCCGTCGGCGTGGAGAAGAACCCGCTGCCGTCGTTCGACCCGATCGCCACCGGCGGCATCTGGAACGGGCCCGGGCACATCGCCCGCTACCGCTCCGGCGGCGTCCTGCCCGGCTACACCCCCGGTAGGGACGTCCACCGCTTCTACAGCCCCACCGGCGGCGGCCTGGAGCTGTCCGGCGGCGAGGCGATCCTGCGGCCCGAGGTCACCCGCGTGCTCGGCCCGTCGATGATCCACGAGATCAACGGGCTGGCGCGCACCGGCGGTGTGCCCGCGCTGCGCCGCCGCTTCGAGGCCACCCAGGCGTTCCACCGCGGCGGCATCTACGGCGGGCCGCCGGTGCAGTCGTTCAACCGGGGCGGCATCATGTCGGCCCTGTCGGGCTCCTGGGACTGGGTCGAGGGCAAGGCCGACGAGATCAGCGGCGCGGCGAAGAAGTGGTTCACCGACCAGCTCGGCCTCTCCGAGCTGCTGTCGGCGATCCCCGGCGGCGGGTTCCTCACCGACTTCGCCCGCGGCCTGTTCCGCTCGATGCTGGTGCCGCGCATCGCCGACCTGATCGGCAAGCGCGACGACGAGGCCGGCGGGTCCTCGGCGGCCGTGGTCCGCGTGGCCACCAAGTACGCCAAGACCCCGGGCCTGGTCGGCGGCGACTACAACAACAAGTTCCAGCGCGCGTTCGGGATGCCCGGCCAGCCCTGGTGCGCCATGTTCGTCAGCGAGGTGATCAAGGAGGCGCGGGCCAAGAAGCAGTACAACAACATCTCCCACGCCCACTCGCGCGCGTTCCGCGACGGCCTGCCCAAGGGCAAGGCGTCGGCCGCCAAGCCGGGGTGGATCGCGACCTACGGGTCCGAGCCCTCCCACATCAACATCATCGCCTACCGCAAGAACGGCCAGAACTACACGATCGGCGGCAACGAGGGCAACACGGTCAAGGGCCCGCGGGTATACGGGGCGGCGACCAACGTCATGAAGCCCAAGTTCGCCCGGGGCGGCATCCTCGACCCCCGGGTCCTGGCCCAGGACTACCGGGAGAACCGGGCCGGCACCACCCCGATCCAGACCCAGTTCCTGCGCACCGCGTTCGGGCTGCCCGCCTACGCCGGCGGGGGGTGGATCCGGGGCCGCTCCGGCGACCGCAACCTGGTGCTCGGCGCCAACGGCGAGTACGTCATGCGGGCCGCGGTCGCCGAGGAGAACGCCGGCCTGCTGGAGGCGCTGAACTCCGGCCGCCAGCTCGGCGACATCCTCGCCGCCGCCGGCCCCGCCGCGGTGCCCGCCTCGGCCCCGGCCGCGCTGGCGGGGCTGTCCGCGGCGGCCCGGCCGGGCCCCTCGGTGTCGGCCGAGCTGCACCTGCACGACGGGCAGGCCACCGTTCGGGAGGCGTTCCGGGAGCTGCGCTATGAGGCGGCCCGCTTCGAGCTGGCCGGCAAGTACCGGAGGGGGTGAGCATGGCCGACCTCGCGCAGGGCCAGTGGGAGCTGGACGGTCTGGTGTTCGGGGAGTTCCAGCCGGTGGAGGTCGCCGCGTTCGACCTGGGCGGGCCCGACATCGCCGCCGGGGACCTGGACGTCCCCGGCGGCGACGGCCGCATCTTCGGCTACGACTACGCCCGGGGCCGCACGCTGGCGTTCGAGTTCTTCACCAACGCCGCCGACGGGGCGGGGGCGCGCGCGGCCTGGGCGGCGCTGGCCTCCCGCTGGCACGACCCGGCGGTGCGGCTGTCCCCGCGGGCGGTGGTGCCGCTGCGCATCCGCGACTACGGCATGGACACCATCGTCGTGTACGGCCGCCCGCGCAACCTCGACGCGGTGTCCACGGGACTGCTGGACCGCGGCCGGGTCGATTTGACCGGCACGTTCGAAGCGGTGGACGACCTGTTCTACGCCGACACCGAGCAGTCCGTGACCCTGGACCTGCTGCCGCAGATCGGCGCCGGCCTCATCCTCCCCTTCACCCTGCCCGCGGTGCTCACCCCGGTGGGCGGCTCCGACACCACCACCCTGGTCAACGAGGGGGACGCCGGTGCGTGGCCGGTGATCGAGTTCTCCGGGCCGGTCACCAACCCCGGGGTGGAGTGGGTCGGCACCGGCACCCGCGTCGAACTGGTCACGACCCTGGCCTACGACCAGACCGCCACCGTCGACACCCGCCCGTGGGCGCGCACCGTACTGCGCTCCGACGGGGCCTCGCTCGCGGGTGCGGTGCGCGGCCCCCGCCTGGCCGACCTCGCCCTCCCACCCGGGGCGACCGAGGTGCGGTTCACCGGCCAGGACATGACCGGCGCCGCCCGCGCCACCATCCGCACGCGCTCCGCGCGCTCGACCCCCTAGGAGCACACGTGACCTGGCAGCCAGCGGCGTTCGTGGACGGCGGCCCCATCAACGGGGTGCTCCTGCGGCGCCAGTACCAGTCGACCACCGGCGGCGCCGAGGGCGTGGTCGACATCGGCGACCTGGCCGTGCGCCCCCTCGACGTCCCCGGGCCGGGTTTCATCGTCGGCGACGGGGCGTGCGGGATCCGCGGCCGCTCCACCGCCTGGGACGGCACCTACTACGGGCTGAACATCGGCGACACCGTGGTCGACAACGTGACCGGAACCGGGTCGGGCGGCGGGCGGGCGGACATGGTCGTGGCCCGGGTTTCGACCGGCGCCGTGGTCGACACCCACATCATCCAAGGGGTGCCCGCCACCGCCCGCACCGTCGCCGAGACCCCCGAGCCCAACCTGTCCGCCATCCCCCTGGCGCGCATCGACTGGCCGGCGAGCACGGGCACGATCACCGCCGGAATGATCACCGACCTGCGGACCCTCATCGCTCCCCGCCGGGAACGCCAGCTCCGCATCCAGCGCGGTGTGGAGCCCATCGACCTCGGCGGCAACATCACCGACTCCTACGAGAACTGGCCCAACCTCGTGTGGGAGGACGTCGACATCCCCCCGTGGGCGACCCAGGTCCAGATGGTCGGCCACTTCGGCAACGTCTTCTTCGGGTCCGAAGACTTGGCCGCTGGTACCGGGTCCACCGACGCGCGCGGGCGCGTGCGCCTGGCCCTGGGCTTCGGGGAGGGCGGCGGCCCCACCGACATCCAGAGCGCGTCGGCGGCCTACAACTTCAACCTCAACACCGCCAACGCCGAGCGGGTCAGCATGATGGTCGCCGACCAGCGGCCCGTCCCCGCCGAGATGCGCGGCGCCACCGCCAACCTGCGGATGCAGCTCCAGGGGACCGAGGGCGTGCGCGGCCGGCTGCGGGCCGACGGCTGGTCGAACTTCTACGTGGACCTGGAGTTCCTGGAGACGCCCGTCGCGGACGTGGACGCCTGATGGCCTGGCGCTTCCACGCGATGAACCTGCCCACCCGCACCTGGGTCCACCGCGACCTGCCGCTGCGCGACGCCAAGGTCGGCCCCGCCGTCTCCGGCCCCTACCAGATCACCGGAACCCTGGCCCCCGACCAGGCCGACCTCATCGGCGCCGACGGGCTGCCGCTGCTCGCCGAGTGGTCCACCCTCATCCTCGCCGAGGAGGGCGACGTCCTGCGCGGCGGCGGCATCGTCACCGCCATGGACACCACCGGCCCCACCCTCGACCTCACCGCCACCGGGTTCACCGCCTACCCGCCCGGCCAACCCCTGGTGAGCGACCTGGTGTGGGGCGGCCCCACCGCCGGCACCACCGGCACCGGCGCCGACCCCGCCGACGTCATCCGCGCCCTGTGGGCCCACCTCCAGGGCCTGCCCGGCGGCGACCTCGGCGTCCAGATCGACGCCACCGCCACCCCCTACCGGGTGGGGGCCTGGTACAACGCGGCGAAGCTGCCCACCGACACCGAACCCGACCCCGACCCGGCCGAGATCGAACCCGAGATTCCCATCGACCAGGTCCCCCCGCCCGGCTACACCAAGCCCCGGCCGGCCCGCGGCAAGCAGGTGTACTGGCAGTACGCGCTGCGCCACTACGACAACGTCGACGTGGGCGCCAAGATCGAGGAGCTGGCCAAGCAGGCGCCCCTGGACTGGCGCGAAGAGTACGCCTGGGCCGACGCCGACAAGACCGACGTGGTGCTGCGGCTGCGCCTGGGCCACCCCAGGTTGGGGCGGCCCCGCCCCGACCTGGTGTTCGTGGAGGGCGACAACGTCACCGAGCTGGTCGGCATCCGCCGCGACGCCGGCGACTACGCCAACGTCATCGTGGCCCGGGGTGCGGGGGAAGGCCCCGCCCAGCTCACCCAGACGGTGTCGCGCGGCGACGGGCGGCTGCGCCGGGCCCGCGCCCTGGACCGGGGCGAGGCGACCACCGCCGCGGCCCTGCGGGCGCTGGGCGCCGAGGAGCTGCTGCGCTCCACCCAACTGGACGACATCACCAGCTTCACCCTCGACGGGTCCCACTCCAACGCCCCGCTCGGATCCTTCGAGCCGGGCGACGACGTCTTCGTGCAGACCCACACCGGGTGGCGCACCGCCGGGGTGTGGGTGCGGGTGACCGCCCTGGACTACACCCCGGGCGACCAACGGCCGACCGTGACGGTGACCTGCGCCCGATCCGACAGCTTCGACTACTCCGGAGGCAACTAGGTGGACGCCCAGACCAGACGCGAGATCGACGGGCTGAAGGCGGTGATCCGCGATCTGAAGGCCGGGCTGCGGACGGCGGCCGCGACCCAGCGCACCCCCCAGCTCCCGCGCTCGGCACTGGCCCCGGGCCAGTCCATCGCGCTGACCGACGCCGCGGGGTCGGTGCGCGGCCGCATCGGGTGGCAGCCCGACGGCGGCGCGGGCCTGGTGGTCGTCGGCGGCGACCCGCCGCCCGCACCCACCGCCCCGTCGGTGACGCCCGCCATGGGCGGGTTGCGCGTCTCCTGGGACGGGCAGATGGACGGCGGTGTAGTGGTGCCCTCCGACCTCGCCCACGTCGAAGTCCACGTCTCCACTAGCGCCGGGTTCACCCCGAGCGCGGCGACGTGGGTCGGCACCATCACCCAGGCCGGGGCCGGCGGCATGCTGCCCGTGACCCCGCTGCCCTACACCCAGCACTACGTGCGCCTCGTCGGCGTCACCACCGGCGCCGTCGCCGGGACGGCCTCGGCCGAGACCGCCGCCACCCCGCTGCACGTCGAAGGCCCCGACCTCGCCGCCGGGTCGGTGACCGCCGGGGCGATCGCCGCGGGCGCGGTCGAGGCCGACAAGTTGGCCGCGCTGCTGGTGCTCGCCTCCCGGCTGGTGGCCGGCGACCCGTCGGCGGCCCGCGTCGAGCTGAACGCCCAAGGCCTTCGGGCCTACAACGCGGCCGGCGAGGTCACCGTCGCCATCAGCGCGGCCGACGGGTCCGCGGTGTTCTCCGGCCAGGTCATCGGCGCCGACATCTCCGGCGCCTCCATCACCGGATCGTCCCTGCTGCTCGGCGACCCCGACGCCCACCACATCATCATCAACGGCGTGCTGCAGCAGTACCAGCTCTCCGCGGCCGCCGACACCGGCGCCGAGGTGGGCATCCTGACCCACCCCGACCAGGCGTCCATCAGCGTCAGGCCCCCCGACGAGCCCGGGGTGGGGTGGGTCGGCGGGTCGATCTACGCCTACGTCAACGACGCGGGGGAACCGTCCCCGTGGCCCGCGGTCGGCC